TTTATGAATCCCTCATTCTTCTTCTGCTTCTCCTTATTAAGCCCGTACTGCTGAATCATGCCTCCTATCTGCGCGCCCATGTTTGCGTACATTTGCCCTTGCGTGGCCCCTGCCCTCGCGATGAGGTTGGCGGCATTGGCGGTTGAGCCGAGCGCGGATCCGTAGTTACCTGAAAAGAATGGTCGTCTTGCCATGATTATTTGTCTCCTATTTTAGAGTCCATCCACTTGCGGATAATTCCTTTGAGGCGAGGTTTGTCGCTTATCCAGGATGCGAAGCGCTCGCCATATTTGCGGTAAAGCTCGAAGAACCATTGCGGAGATTCGGTGAACATCCACTCGCGGAACTGCATCCATGCGGGATTTGTGGGACCATACACTTCGCGTGCTACCCAACAGAAACCTCCGAATAATGTCCCACCTCCGCTTGCGGCGGCTCCGGCTCCACTTAATAAACCTCCTCCTAGTGCGCCTAGTCCGCTCATTATACCCGAACTTCTGCTTGCATCTGCGGCTACATTTGCGGCATACATATTTGCCTGATTAGCCGCCATGTTAGAGATGTATCCTAATCCCGCTTCCGGGTTAAGGTATTGCGGTCCTGAGTTTAGCCCGTAGCCCGCCTGTCCGAATACGGACTGCCCGGCTTGCAGACTACCTCCTCCACCCCGTCCAAGTAGCGCCTGGAATGGATCGAGCATATACTGATCTTCCATCCGTGCGAGGTTACCCACCGCATTGATGTAATTAGCTAATCCCTGCTGACGGAGTGTTTCGTTCAGACGCTCCGCATCCATTTCGGCACCAACGCCAAACTGATTAGCCTGTTGACGCTGTGCTTGGTTTGCCATTCGTGCCTGCTGAGTGGATTGCGCACCAAATGCGTTAGCCTGTTGATCCATCTGTGCCTGTGTAAGGTCTGCTCTTTGCTGTAATCCTGCCTGCTCACTCTCCTGTGCCATACCGCGAGTAATGTCGCCCTGCTGTAATCCTGCTTCCTGCCCAAGTACAGATTGTGCAAATGAGCGGTTTTGCATACGGCGAGCATTATCCTCCTGGACGCGAGCTTCCGCTTCTGCGATAGCACCGCTTTGATCAAATGTTCTACCCATGAGAGTCTGTCTCGCACGGGCGGCATTTGCGATCTGTGCTTGCTCGCGATCCGTAAGACCTGTGTCTAGTGAAGTCTTTGCATCTCCTAAAAGTTTAGAGCGTAGAGTGTCCTGATTATCTGCACCTGTTGCGAGTTGTCCCTGGAATTGTGTGTTTGCCGTTAACTTCAATGGATCTGCAACTTCTGCGGCATCCATCGTTGCGGCGGTTACATCGCCTCCATAGGTATCGGTTGTGGGTATTGTGACGGGTCCGCCTGATCCGCTACCTGTCTGAATCATCTCATCCACCTCTGTTGCCAACCCTTGATCCACATCCGCTTGTGTGGCTTTGCGTAATCCTGTGAGGTTTTCGCGCTGTTGCTCAAGCAGAAGACGGGCATCATCCAATCCGCTTGTAGCGGCGGGTCTGTAATCCTCCATTACTCCCTGATAGCGATCAGATAAGCGCTCAACATCCGCCAGGTCTGCCTCGCGTTGACGGGATAAGTTACCTCGCTGTATATCCTCTGCAAGGGCGGAGAGTCCAAGGAAATTACCATCTGCATCAAAGCCTGCCTGGCGGTCTGAGGGTAACCCCGTTGCAGGATCAATCGCATTACGACTGTCGCCGAGAAGATTAATCATGCCGTCCCCTGAAAATGAGGCGGGTATTGTTTCCGTCTGTCCCGCTTTTGATTTATCTACGATTATGTTTCCGTTTGGATCTTTACCGTAAACAGGGACTGCGTCTTTGGGCGGGATTGTAGTTGTAGTTTCTATTTTATTTTTAACAACCTCCCCATACTTTAAAGTTGGATCTTTTTTTAGGAGTTGGACATCTTTTAAATCATCGGCATATCCCTTAATAGAAGATGACTGTTTAAACATTTGTTCAGGTCCACCGGGGATGGCATCAAGCTCACGATTCAAGCCATTCATATTTAATGTGGATGTAACATATTTTTTATCAACTACTTTTCCACTCTTATCCTTAAACTCTAAAACACTAAGATGGTAATCAGTTCCTCTAGCCCCACCACCTATAAAGAAGCCACTTGTTCCTTTTTCCTGTGTTGTTGCATTTCTAAATCTTGCTTCAGGCTCAATTGTCCTAGTGGTAGTTGTCGCTTCCTTACCACCCTCGTATCCAACGACCAATCGACCTTGATCATCGTAAGTACCGCTAGTTGACTCCTGGCGTGTACCCAACAATGTCTGACGCAGAACATCCGTATCCGTCTGTGCTGTCTTCTTACGGATATTCTCTTCGAGCGGGAGGAGTCCTTCTAATCCGTCAGGAGCTATCTCAGCAAAATCTCCTGTACCCGTGAGTAGCTCGACCTGTGCTTTGAGAGCATCTGCCATGCCCTCGCCGTAGCTTGGTTGTTCAGGATAGTTGTAAGTTGGTGATCCGCCGCCCATTATTTATTTCCTCCGATTAATTCGATTAAAGTCGTACCATTTAATTGGTCTTTTTTTCAGTTCACGCATCCATCCAACAAAAGGTAATGGGTATGGTATGCGTGAGATAAATTCTTTTATACTGTCCTCCCCTATAGCGGTTCGCACATACCATGCATCCGCTCCAGGTGGATTCCATTGGTCGTCAGGATGTGTATCAATGTCCGTCCTTACTGCCTTACCAAGAAGTAGTGTGGTAGGGGTAATGAATACATATCCGTTGGCAGAGTATGCCGATATATCCGCAAACATATTACCGCCTGTCTTATCGTAAAACCTCTTAGCTTGTTCTAGTATGTTCATTCTGCCATTAGGTATTCGTCTGCATCGGTGGCGCTCACCGCACTTCCGAGGTTTACGCGCAACCAATTCGTGCCGTTATCGACGGCAAGGCACGGGTTGCCACCATCGCCATCGCTGACATATATCATCCTGCCCGTTGTTCCATTTGCGGGTAGTGTGCTTACGGTGAAATTCTCCAGGGTAACGGAGGTGGCGGAGATGGAGTCTACGGTGACGGTAGGCTCGCCCAATTGATTAAGAGACGCGGCATCGGTCTCCACGCCTGTGGCGAAGGTAAAACCACGGGTAACTGTGGCGGTGATAGCCACTATGCAATCTCCCTCCTCGCATTCGCTCCGCCCGCTATCGCTTCTAGCGATACATGGCGAAAGCTAGGCCGCCCGGCTGTTACATCTACTTCTACGCTCGCGGCGTAACCTCTCGCTCTGCCACTGCCAAAGCGTATCAGTTTCTCCTCGCTCGTTGTCGCATTCTCGGTGTGTACCGTGTTCGTCCGATCCGGGTCTATTGTATTGACCTTGATCGTGAACTGATCCCCGTTGCTCACTTCGCATCCCAACTGCCCCCTCTTCCAACTCTTTACATCGATATTTCCGAATGTGAAGGAGCGGGTCTTCAGCCTGGCACTTATCGCGGTGGAGGTGGTGCTTGCGCTCCCTACTGTTCCCGTGATATCGGTGGTGCCTTCCTCGATTAAATGCCATCCCTTGTCGTTGACTGCGAAGAGTCTGCGCTTGGTGGGATCGCTACCATGTAATACGGTGACGAAATCATCTATTACAAATCCTGCGGGAAAGGAATCTACTGAAGTCCATGCTGTATTAAGGATATCATATACTAAGATTTTATTATTATCGGTGGATGAACCTGTGGGGACTGCGAGGTAATACTTATTATCAAATACAATACCACACGCTTTGTCCGCAGAGGCGAAGTTTACTTCTTTGAACTGATCCTGTATCGGGCGGGATAGCGGGATTGCTTCTCCGCTTACCTTCGAGATTGCAACTCCTAGTCCTTTGGCGGGGTCTAAGCCTTGTTGCAGGGTAAATACACCATCATCGGATAGGAAGTATATCTGCGGACCACTCGCGGCTATGCTCTTACGGGCCACGCATCCCCGTTGGCGGGTAATCTCAAAGACTCCTGCCGCAGATGATATTGCCACATTGTTAATCATGTGGATCGAGTTGCGGAAAAATACGAGTAACTGATTCTCCAGGTATGGAGTAAATCCTACCAAGCGATCTGCGGTTCCACGATTGATCCTGAACTGCGACTCTGCGGGATAGAAGTTATCCGTATCCAAAAGGTCGGACATGATC